TTGGCTAAGTAATTCAAGTTACATTATATAAATAAACTCCTGTAATCCATGTGATTGCAGGAGTTTTTTATTTGTGGTAACTTGGCTTAGATAACAGATTGAAGCACCTTGCACCACTCACTATTTAGAGTGAATGAATGGTGAATCAGTAAGGAGATAACAAGATAAACTCTGCTTTATTTAAGTCCAAACAACTCATGTAAAGAGTAGCCAATTACTTCTCAAATCAAACCATAAACAGGTTACTTTTGCAGCCGATTTGCAGCCGAATTTGCCATTCTTTAAAAACGGCTGCAAGAATTGGCATAATCAACTATAATACAATGCGATACACTCCATATAACATCTAATTTAAAATGGAGAAACATTGTACAATGGTTTACTTTTCATTGAGAGAAAGTAAGCAAAACAAGAAAGGTCTATCACCTATTGAGGTTTCAATCACCACGAATGGAAAGAGAATCTACTTTAGCACAGGCAAACACGTACCTGCTACTGATTGGAACAAAGAGAAGCAAGCTGTAAAAGGCAAGAGTGAAGAAGCACAGCTAATCAACGGTTATCTGATTCAACTACGGAATAAGATATATCAGAAAGAAATTGAACTACTCCAAAAGGGTTATCTTATCACTGCTGAACTATTAAAAGAAGCTATCACAGATAAGGTGGAAGCTCTGAACGAAAAGACTTTATTGGATGTTCTGAACAAACATAACACAGAGCGCAAAGCAATGGTAGGTAAAACTGTTGCCCCTGCTACTTATTGGGTGTTTGAATATACAGGCAGACTATTCAAAGAGTTTATTCAGAAGAAATATGAACGTAAGGACTTATATTTAAGAGAGATAAACTTAGGTTTCATTCAAGGATTCCATGCTTACCTTTTAGGAGAGAAGAAGATGGGACAAAACTCCTGCACCAAGCATTTAAAGTTCTTAAAGAAGTTACTAAATTTAGCTGTCGCCAACTCTTATATATCCTACAATCCTGTAAATGCTTATAAAGTAGAACGTGAACCCGTAGAAGTGGATTTCTTGGATGAAGAAGAATTGAGGAAGATTATCAACTTTGATACTCCTCTGCCACGATTGGAGCGTGCTAAAGATATGTTCCTCTTTGGGTGCTTCACTGGGCTTAGTTACATTGACATTAAGACCTTGACACCAGAACACTTTGAAAAAGACAGTGCAGGCAGAATATGGATAAAGAAGCGTAGAGTTAAAACAGGAGTTCTATCACGCATCCCCCTACTCCCTATCGCCAAACTGATATTGGATAAGTACAAGGGTGGAGAGAAACTACTCCCTATTCAAGACCCTGCGGACATCAACAAATATCTAAAGGATATAGCTATACTTTGTGGAATCAATAAACGGATTTGCTTTCACACAAGTAGACACACATTTGCAAGTACCGTTACTTTAGCCAATAACATATCTCTGGAAGTCGTTTCTAAGATGTTGGGACATACCAATACACGAATGACTGCCCACTATGCAAAGCTAATAGACAAGTGCATAGGTGAACAAATGGATAAACTTATGGATACGTTCACAGGAGATTCTGATTACTAAGGCATATCCTATCCACAAATTCCTCACTTGCAGCAAATGCAGGTGAGGATTATTTTTTAACTTTGCCTTAAACTAATGATTATGGAGAAGCTAAAGGAAGATTATATAAACATTGACACCCGTTTGGAATACATGGAAGCCATAGCCGTTAAATATGTTCCAGACGTAGATATAGACCCAGCCACAGGAGAAAGATACGTCTGTGGCACTACCGCCTTACCTCTATTCATAAGAAGATACAATCAGAATAAACTATATGGCAACTTCACATACGGAGATTATATAGCCAATGAGGACATACAAAATACTTTAAAAGGTTTGGGAGTTGATATAGACAAGTTCTGGTTTCTACTTCTGTTCATCTTTGACTATACTTGTGGCACGTGCTTGGACGGAATGAAAGCTACAGGCATTGGAATAGAACAGCTCACCAAATTCACCAAAGCCATAGCTGACAACCATAAGGAGATTAACCAATTTGGAGTAAGTTTTAAGAAACCTATCACTATATCTGTAAAGGTAGAGGGTAAGCATCAGATAGTAATTGATAATGCCAATGCAATAGGTTACTTAGCTACTACCATCGCCAATAACCTAAAGGAAATTGAAGAACACCCTTGGATGCAGAGCCAACAAGTCAGCATAAGCACCCATGCAGAAGAAAAGGAATCCGTTCAGATATGGCTGTTCTATAAGATGTTCAATGACTTCTTCAATTTAGAGCCATATAACAAGCAGTTTAATGTCAGACAGAAGAAAGGAAGCACCATATCACTTAGTAAGACATTGCTCATATCAAAGCTTATCTACTTCACCAAACTATCCAAACATAGTAAATTCTCAGATGATGAAGATGTTTTAAAAGGCTACATCAAGCAATATAAAGACAAGAGAATTGATACTGCGAACAGCATATATTTCTAATAAACATCTGATAATTAATACAGTCCTGCTTCATACC